ATACGCTATATGCTATTGAAGATGGCACAAGTAAGAAATTAACTCTTGGCACCATGTTCGGTGCAATAAATTCTCAGGCTGTATTTAATAGTCAAATGAGAATCGAAGACTTAGATACTATTACATCTGCCGGAACTATCGCAACCAATACAAACGTTACACTTATTACTAATCCGGATGGGGCAGGAAACTGTTCCATCGGAGACGGTGCAAGTGGACAAATTAAAATTATTATAATGTCATCTAATACAGGTGGACATACAATTACTCTACAAGGAAGTAATGTAGCCAATGATATTAGTTTTGATGCGCTTGGTGAAACAAGCTTTTTAATATGGATTAGTAGTGCAGGTAAATGGTTTCACATTGGAGGAACCGCTACTGTATCCTAATAACTAAGGAACATAATGGTAGAATTAAATGAAGATAACTTCTTAATCTACGCAATCAAAAACTATCAGAACTCAGGTTCATTAGGAATGTCAGACTTAGAAGACGATTTAAATCGTTTTAAATATCTGAAAAGATTGCTAAATAGATACAAGAAATCAGGTGAGATGAGTGAGAGATTAGTCATCAATCACCTTATCGTATTATATAATGTCTTTGGGCAGGCAGCTACTGATATGCTTTTCTACAAGTTAGATAAAGAATATTGGAGTGAGCTCAAGACATATTTAGTATTTTTACAGAGAATGCCATTAGAAACTGTTGTTTCTCCTGGTATCAAAGAAACAGATATACCTTTGAACAACGAACTGATTAAAATTTTAAGGAAGATTTAATGAGCTCAATAGGCGATACAATAGTTACATATAGGATTCTCAAACTCCTATCAACTCCTATTGAACAATCAAAAGCTTTCAAATTAGGCCTAATTGATAAAGACGGAAAAGAACTCAAGAAGGCATCAAACTCAGACGAAAGAAATGCTTATACATTTTTAAATCGGTTTGTATTTAAGATACAAAGAGCTTTAATGAAATCAAACGATAGACAAGCAAGACGTCTATTATCTTTTGCAGCAGCAGTTGCATTATTAAGGGAAAATTATACAGAAGAATTAGATGATTTTGAAATAGAGACTCTTTTAGACATAAATATGAATGATGAAAACGTGATTCAAGAAGCTAAATTATTAGAAAAGAATATCGTTTCATTTAGGACATTCCATGAGGAAGTTGCTGCTAACGCTGTAGGCGGAGGAGCGATACATGGAATAGGAGTAGGACCGAAAGGAGAACCTGGAAGAGACCCGGTGTTTCAACCAATTTTCCGCAGAAAAAAGATGAAAAAGCATGGCAACGTCAACTGAAACTGAAATCGCAATTATTAAAAACGACCTGCAACAGGTTAATGACTTATTTATCAAACTAGATAACACGCTAGCAAAAGTAGCTGAAGTAAGCACCTCAGTTAGCCAAATGTTAGCAGTGCACGAAGCCAAAATTAATAACGTAGACGAAGAGGTATCAGAAATCAAAGAAATAGAAAAATCAAGACGTGAAGAAGTCAACAATTCTTTGGCTGATTTACACTCTAGAATGTCTACACAAGGCAGAGAAGTTAAGGCAGATATGACTAAAGAAGTAGATAAAATCATGGGAGCAATTAAAGAGCTCAAAGATATGATGGAATCTAAAGAAGAAAGAGTTGAAAAACGTATCGAAGACTTAGAACGTTGGAGATGGTATTTAGTCGGCTTATTAACAGCAGCCTCAATCCTAGTGCCAACCCTCGCACATAATATTATACCAATATTACAATAAACACTTGACTTAAGATATAAATTACTGTAAAATAGTTGTTATTTTATGGTTATATTATGCTATTCATAGATGTTAAATACATTAATCAGATTGCCTTTCGTTTGGATAACTTTAAACGAAAGAATGATTACTTGTATAATTTTAGATGTCCTATATGTGGAGATTCTAAGAAGAAAAAGAACAAAGCACGTGGATACCTATATAAAGTAAAAAACGATATGTTCTTCAAATGCCATAACTGTGGTGCTGGTAAGAACATGGGTGGTTTCTTAGACTTAGTAGATCCTCAATTAAAAAAGGAATACGTCTTAGAAAGATATGCAGAGGGTGTATCAGGTAACAAATCTAATAAAGAACCTGACTTCAATTTTACATTCAAAGAGCCTGTGTCAGATGACATTCTGACAAAATTCAAAGATATAACCATAAGAGTAGACTCACTAGATGAGTCTCATGAGGCTGTGCAATATCTAAAACAAAGACGTATTCCTGAGGATGCTTACAAAAGACTTTATTTTGTTGATGAAGTCAGAAAAATTGTAGCCATTGCTCCTAAATATGAAGGCAGACTTGATAAAGAACCTAGAATTATTATGCCTTTTATTATAGATGGTAAGCTAACAGGTATGGCAATGAGAGGTATTAGGAGCGAAATCCTAAGATATATAAATGTTAAAATAGATGAAGATAGCCCTACTGTTTTCGGACTAGATAACATAGACACTAGCAAAGAAGTTTACATCACAGAAGGTGCTTTAGACAGTTTATTCATAAATAACTGTATAGCAGTAGTGGGCTCCACATTCGCCAAAATAGACGAATTAAACATCAAAAACTACACCATAATCTTCGATAATGAACCCAGAAACAAGGAAATTTGTAAACTTATCGAGAACAACATAAATCAGGACAGACGTGTAGTTATATGGCCCGAAGAGATTGAACAAAAGGATATTAATGACATGATTTTGGCAGATTATTCTTCGGATTACATAGAAAGTCTTATAAGTAAAAACGCACTTCAAGGCTTAGAGGCTAAATTAAAATTTACTAATTGGAAAAAATGTTAATGAAAAAAGAGATACATGGTATTACTATTGATTTGTCCCGAGATGAATTATTTGATAAATTGGGCTACAATAGATTGAAGGAATCATATATGCGTGAGGAAGAGGAAAGTCCTCAAGAAAGATTTGCTTATGTATCATCTGTATTTGCATCAGATCCAGAACATGCACAAAGGCTATACGATTATAGCAGTAAACATTGGCTTTCATACTCTACACCTATCCTTTCCTATGGTAGAAGTAAGAAAGGTATGCCTATATCTTGTTTTTTAAATTATATTAATGACACAGCAGAAGGCCTAGTAGAAAATTTATCAGAAACAAATTGGTTAAGTATGTTAGGCGGTGGCGTCGGTATCGGTTTCGGTATTAGATCTTCAGATGATAAGTCAACAGGAGTTATGCCACATTTAAAAACCTACGACTCATCTTGTTTAGCATATAGACAAGGTAGAACTAGAAGAGGTTCCTATGCTACATACTTAGATATATCTCATCCAGATGTAATAATGTTCTTAGAAATGAGGAAGCCAACAGGTGACCCAAATATGAGATGTCTTAATTTACATCACGGTATTAATATTACAGATAACTTTATGAATATTATTGAGAGATGTATGCGAGATCCAAATGCTGATGATGGATGGAACTTGGTAGATCCTCATAGTGGATTAATTAAGAAAACAGTTTCAGCTAAGGAACTATGGCAAAAGATATTAGAACTTAGAATGGAAACAGGTGAGCCCTATATACATTTTATTGATACATCTAATAACAAATTAAATCAATATCAAAAGGAGTTAGGACTAAAAATTAATCAGTCTAATTTATGCTCAGAAATTATATTGCCTACTAACGAAGAAAGAACAGCAGTGTGTTGTTTATCATCTGTTAACCTAGAGTATTATGATAGTTGGAGTAGAAATACACAATTCTTATCTGACATAGCAGAAATGTTAGATAATGTTTTAACATTCTTTATAAAGAACGCACCCGATGAAGTTAGTAGAGCTAAGTTTTCAGCACAGCGTGAAAGGAGTATAGGAGTTGGAGCCTTAGGCTTTCATGCCTATCTACAAAAAAATAATATTGCATGGGAAAGCTCTCCAGCTAAAGGTGCTAATATTAGAATGTTTAGACACATTAGAAGTAAATTAGACGAAGCTAACTTAAGATTAGGTAAAGAAAGAGGTGAAGCACCTGATATGAAAGGCTCAGGTAAAAGATTTGCACACGTAATGGCAATAGCACCTAATGCTAGTTCTAGTATTATAATGGGTAACACATCACCTAGTATAGAGCCATTTAGAGCTAATGCTTACAGACAAGATACTTTGTCAGGTGCATATTTAAATAAAAATAAATACCTTGACGTAATTATCAAGGAAAAAGTAGAACAAAATAAAAAATTAAATTACGATGAAATATGGAGTTCTATTATCAGTAGCGACGGTTCTGTTCAACATCTTACATTTTTATCTGATGAAGAAAAAGCTACATTTAAAACATCAATGGAGATAGATCAACGTTGGCTTGTAGAACACGGAGCTGATAGACAGGAGTATATAGATCAAGCCCAAAGTTTAAATTTATTCTTTAGGCCTAATGTAGATATTTCTTATCTTCACACGGTTCACTTTCTAGCATGGAAGTATGGACTAAAAACATTATATTATTGTCGTTCAGAGAAATTAGGTAAAGCTGATAAAGTTTCTAAACGAATAGAGCGACAAATTATACAAGAATTAGATATGACGCAAGTTGCTGACGGTGAATGTCTAGCTTGCGAAGGTTAAATTATGTTTCCAATACACGAATATATACCCACGGATAAAGCACGAATAGGTGTTTTTGTATCTGGGGGCTGGGATAGCGCTGTGCTATGGTATCTAGTTAAGTCTTATTGTGAAGGTAGTGGGCAAGAAGCCATACCTTTTACTGTTCCTAAAATTGATGGAGCAGAATATCATTCGAAGGTTGTAGTAGATACAATTAATACATTATTAGATTGTGATTTACAAACTCCCATTATTGTAGGTGATTGGTATGATGGCCCAGATACTAGCATGTATGTAAAGGCAGGAGCCTGGCAAACATTTAATAAAAAGTTATGTGATTGGCAGTTGTTTGGTATGACTAAACATAGCGACAAAGTGCATGAGTTACATACACGACAAGATCCAGTAGATAGGCCTAATCCTTCAGAAGAGGATAGAAAACACGCAGCTTGGCCTTTTGAGCATATGACAAAAGACGAGACTGTAAACTTAGGATTCCAATTAGGTATTGGAGATATAATAGCAAAGGTTACACATAGTTGCACGGAACAAGATAGGGGAAGGTGCGGTGAGTGTTATTGGTGCACGGAGAGAGCATGGGCTTTCTCTGAGAATAATTTAGAGGACAAAGGAAAAGAATAATGGCAAAATTAACAGAAGAAAGAAACTATTTTAAACCGTTCAACTATCCATGGGCGTATGATGCATGGTTAAAACACGAACAATCACATTGGTTACACACAGAAGTTCCAATGGTAGAAGATGTAAAGGATTGGGAAAACAAACTAAAAGAACACGAAAAAGCCTTCCTAACAAATATTTTTAGATTCTTTACACAAGGAGATATTGATGTAGCAGGAGGTTATGTAAATAATTATTTACCTCACTTCCCACAACCAGAGGTTAGAATGATGTTGTCTGGTTTTGCAGCCAGAGAGGCATTGCACGTAGCTGCTTATGCTCACTTAATAGAAACATTAGGTATGCCTGAGTCTACATATTCTGAGTTTACAGAATACGAGGCTATGGCAGAGAAACATGATTATTTTATGGAGCTATCATCAAAGAACGGAACACCTGAAAGTATTGCAGCTAATATTGCAGCATTCTCAGCATTTACAGAAGGCATGCAACTATTTTCATCATTTATTATGCTACTTAACTTCCCAAGACATGGTAAGATGAAAGGAATGGGACAGATTATTACTTGGAGTATCGTAGATGAGACACAACATGCTGAGTCTATGATAAAACTATTTAGAACATACATAGAAGAAAACAAAAAACTATGGAACGATAAACTTAAAAGGCAAATATATGATATTGCTGAGAAAATGGTAGAACTAGAAGATAAGTTTATTGATGTAGCATTTGCCATGGGAGAGATGGAAGGCCTAAATGCTGACGATGTTAAAAAATATATTCGTTATATTGCAGATAGAAGGCTTATAAGTATGGGCATGAAAGGAATATTCCGAGTAAAAAGAAATCCACTCTTGTGGGTAGAGGAAATGATTAACGCACCTACACATACAAACTTCTTTGAGAACAGAGCAACAGACTATGCGAGAGGAGCGTTATCAGGTAACTGGAACGAAGTCTGGGGAACCAACTAATGAAACAACAAATTGAATGTCTAGCATGTCAGTCCTCATGTGATATAAAACATGAGATGGACGATATAATCTATGAAGTTAGATTTTGTCCTTTTTGTGGCGAAGAGCTAGAGTTAGAAGAAGGCCTACCGGTTGAATTAGATCCTAATGATGAACCTGTAGATGAAGATTGGTAAATGCCTAAGAAACGAAAACCTAAGGAAAAGAAAGTCCATAGAGTATATTGCACCTATTTTCCTGACGGCAGATATTACATAGGATATAGCTGTAAACCTGAGAAACAATATGAAAAGTATTTTGGTAGCAGTCGCTATGTCAAAGAATACGAAGGCGAATTAACCAAAGAAACCATTGCCGTTTATGAGAAGAAAAACTATGCTAAAATGCAGGAGTTTTTATTACAATGGCAACAACGTAAGGACCCTAAATGTTTAAACGATATGCTAAATATTCGGTTAAATAGAAAGCCTTTGGAGTTGTTCGAAGAGCTAGAGTGGGTCCCAAGAGGTAATAAATAGTATTATGGCATTTACAATAGGACTTTTATTTAGTGCTTTAGCTGTCTCAGCAGTTGCAGCATACTTCTCTATCGTAGGATTGGTAACAATATTTCCTACAGCAGCTATACCTATTATTGTAATGGGTTCAGTATTAGAAGTAGCAAAACTAATTACAGCAGCTTGGCTATATCGAAATTGGGCAAAGGCCAATGTATTATTAAAGACATACTTTACGACTGCTGTAGTTGTCTTATCAATTATCACATCACTAGGAATATTTGGATTCCTGTCAAGAGCACACATAGATCAAACAGCAGCTAACTTCGATTATGAAGTTCAAGTAGAAGTTGTTGAGTTTAGATTACAAGCAGAGCAACAAAAAATAACAAATGCTCAAAATAGAATACAAGGTTTAGACGACACATTAGCAACATCACTTGGTAAAGACAAGAACTATGTAAACAAAACACAAGAAGAAGAAAGAGCAGAACTTGCTATTATCATAGACAATTCTATAAAAAGAATAGATGAGTTAAATCAAGAATTACTTCCAATGAGAAGGGATATAGCAAAACAAGAGGCAGAACTAGGACCAATTAATTACATAGCAGAGTTATTCTTTGGAACTAAGGATACCAAATCAGTTGACAAAGCTGTCAGAATTGTTATAATGCTATTAATATTTGTTTTCGATCCGTTAGCAATATTATTAGTCGTAGCGGCTAATATGAGTTTTTTAGAAAGAAGAGGAGAGAGTATAACCTTTTTAGATGAAAAAGCTGTATATAAAGAGTTTATAAAAGATACAGAGTCATCACCTGAAAAAGAAATAGATCCTGAAGATTGGGTGGCTAACAAATATGGTAAGGATTCAGCAATGGACCCTGAAAAGGAGAAAATGTTGAAGTGGTTAATTGATAAAAAGATGAGAGGAATGAAAGAATAATTATGCCTTATATTGACAAAACACCTGTAGAAAGTGTCTGTGAAGCATTAGATCTTTGGAGAGGTGTATCAGATGACCCAATGATTGATGGTTATAATGGTTGGGGATGCAAACAAAAGATATATAAAACATTGTGGAAAGCACAAGAAGTGTTAGAAGGAATGAAAGTATATCACGGTGAAGAGGAATGGATTAAACAACAAAAGAATCCTGTTTTAATTTATGAGAGCCCAGATAAAGGTAAAACTGTCTATGCAAGACGTCAGGGTGAAACAGAAAGATTCTTGGTGAAAGGAGAAGAATAATGCCAAACGTAACAGAATACCTACAAGAAGCAACAGATCCTACATGGCAAGCAACAGTAAGAGAGTGGCTTGCTAATTCGGTATGTGAATTTACATTTCATAAACTAAATGGCGAGGTAAGAGTGTTGAAAGGAACACTAAGGCCTGACATTTTAGGGGAAACAAAAGACCCTTATGAACCAAGTAAAGATGTTCTAGTATTATGGGACACAGAAAAGAATGCTTGGAGAGCTATGAGATGGGATAGAATGATGAACTTTAAAATTATGCCAGCATTGGATAGATGATGCAACAGGCACCAATGGAACTATTACAATATGATCCGTCAGCAGATATGTTGACGACTTTGGGAATCCTAGTTATTGCAATGGTAATAGGAATAGTTCTATCACAAAATGGAAAGAGATAGTCTACAAGAAATTTACACCCGACATCAATCACCCGATCCTGGTTGGGGCGATAAAGGAACCACGCATAGTTATATAGATTATTATGCTGAGGTATTAGAGCCTTATCGAGACACAGCAAAAAGAGTATTAGAAGTAGGTATTGCCTATGGACATTCTCTCAATATGTGGGTAGAGTATTTTACGAACGCTAGTATAGTAGGCAATGATATATCTGATTGGTTTCGACACAAAAATAAGCCAGAGGATGCTTACTTAGATCCTAGCATTTATAGAATACACGGTGACTCTACGGACTATGTTATATGGTTTGATGAAGGCCCTTTTGATGTTATTATAGATGATGGTTCACATATGGTTGAAGATCAAATAGCTACCTTTAAAAATTTATGGCCTCTTTTAAACTCCGGAGGAATATACATTATAGAAGATGTTAAACTCGATGCCTTACAAACAATAGCAGACTTAGATAAAAGTTCATGTGTCTATCAGTTTGGTAAACAATATGACGACAACATCGTAGATTTTAGAAAATGATTATAGATATACATTTAGGAAACGAAGGAGAATATACAATATCATATGAGTTTTATGATAATCCTGTTGCTAAATTAATTTATGAGAGAATGAAATCACAGGAAAATGACTTAGTTCAACGAGATAACTTCTGTAACTTTGGAGAAACGGAAGAGGAAATTAGAGCTGAGCTAGAAGAAATAACAGAAAAACTGCGAGGATTGTTGGACTTCAACGATGGGACAGTCTTAGACTTGAATAGACTACACGAAAATTTCCCGACTTATAATAGGCTGTATCAAAAAGATGAGGTGATTGGGCCTCTGCTAAGCAGGTTCAATGGGCGGTTACATCATTTAGAACACTTGGAGAACCACAACAGGCAGGCTTCATTCTTTGTAATGGCTGCTAATGATGACGGCGTTCCAATCGAAGATGATACATGGTATGATTTATTTACACCTTTCAGAACATTAGGTGAGATGTATCATCATTATCCTCACGTAGGAAAACATTTTTTAGAAATGCTTATTGATGAGGATTATGATATACCTGAAGATCAAATACAATTAACTAGCAAAATAGCAAATACATTTTGCTTTTGGTTTAGCGACACGCACCCAACAGGCGGTGCTGAATATAGGAAACTGTGGTATTGGGGAGAGGACTTCCATAAAAAGATGGCACATAAATTACCTTACGAATGGGGCGACAAGCGTCTAGCTATCGGACATATACCAATCGGTATGATTATAGGCGACCCTAAACAAATCAGAAACGAGATACCTAAGTATCGTTATGTTCACAGTTGGACATTACGATAAATTGGTTCTACCAATTCTTGACTTTTAAAACCTTAGACATTATAATTATTTACATGATAAAAAAAGGAGTCCTTCTATGGCAAAAAGAAAACGTGCACGTAGCACACACCTGCTTACGGTTCCAAACTGGAATGAAGTTAAGCAACAATATGTCGATGGTTTATTAGATGAAAAAGCCATCGTTAAATTCTATGACAAAGCAAATTACTTTTGTCATTATGAGATAAACACCAAAGATTGTCGAAAATCTTTTGACAAGTGGCTAAAAGAAGCTAGTGGGTGGGATGCTGATGATATTAAATTAATTAAATTATTATCAGATAGCTGGTTAGGCAAATCTGCCTTACAATCTGGCTACATATGGAGTAAGGTAGGCTTTTTACCTCAACGCACATTACAATATTGGAATGATGTTAAAAAAGACTATTGGATAGAGAAAGGCCTAGCCATTCAAGCTGAGAAAAAAGACTCAGCAGAAAAGCCAAAAGTCGTAGCAATTAGGCCTAACTTCGGTAACTTCCAAAATCATGTTGATATGGTATTGGATGGACTTACAGGTGGAACAATGACAAAGACGCCTAGTATAGAATCAGTTGTTGATAATGCTAAACTAAACAAGAAAGAAATAGAAGAGGCATATCAATATATTGAGGATGAAATGGCTGAATGGGTTGAACTTGTAGCTGTCAGAGAACAGAAAGTTAGAAGTGAATGGGATGAGCAATTAGTTGAAGGTTATTCAAATATTAGCAAGCCTGTTACTAGAACTATTGTAGCGTTCTTTGAGGAAGTTAAAGGTAGATTACTACACTCTAAACAAAAGGCAAAAGTAATACGCATTAGACGTAAACGTCCTGTTGACAAGAACAAACTTGTTAGAAAGTTAAAACATTTACCAGAGCATTCAGAGCTAAATATCAAGTCAGAGAATCCTGTAGATATTATAGGTGCTAGTGAAGTATGGTATTATGATGTTAAACGTAAACGCTTAGGTGTATATGCCTCAGAATATGAGGGTGGTTTATCAGTTAAAGGCACATCTATTGATAATTATGACACAACAAAGTCTTATGAAAAGACTTGTCGTAAGGCAGATATACAAGTGCCAGCATTTATGGAACAGCGTAAGAATAGTCTACACAAATACATGGACTCGATACGTGGTAAAAAGATGGCAGTTAAAACGAGGATGCAACCTAATTCTGTGTTGCTAAAAATATTATGATAGTTGTAGACTTTAACCAAACTGCTATTAGTAATTTTATGTCTGAGGTAGGGGGCAGAACAGACGATAGTATCGAAGTAAACTTGCCCCTACTTCGACACATGATTATTAATACATTGCGCTCATATAAAATGAGGTTCGGCAATGAATTCGGTGACATGGTTCTTGCAATGGATAATAGAAACTATTGGCGTAGACGTGAGTTTCAATATTATAAAGCTGCAAGACGTAAGGCAAGAGAGACATCACATTTAGATTGGAACGATATATTTACCTCTTTAAATGTTATTAGGCAGGAGTTAGAAGAGTTTTTCCCATATCCTGTCATTGATGTAGAAGGTGCTGAGGCTGATGATGTAATAGGCACACTTGCTGAGTATAGTCAGACAATAGGTAAGCCCATAGGCGGGTTATTTGATGACCCAGAGCCTGAGCCCTTTTTAGTTATATCTGGGGATCATGACTTTAAACAGTTACAACGCTATCCTAATGTAAAACAATATGCCCCTACACAAAAGAAGTGGGTTAAAATTAAGGAACCAGCAGAACAGGTTCTAATGGAACATATTATTACAGGTGATAAAGGCGACGGCATACCTAATATGTTATCTGAAGATGATACATTCGTAGATGGGCGTAGACAACGTCCTATTAGGAAAGTATTATTAGAAGAGTGGAAGAAACAAAAGCCTGAGGAATTTGTAACAAATAGTGATATGGCCCATGGGTTTACTCGTAATCAATTATTAATTGACTTAACCAAAACACCACAGGACATCAAAGATAACATTATAAATAGTTACAAGTCACAAGAAGGCGGAGATAGATCTCAGCTATTAAATTATTTTATTAAGAATAAAATGAGTTTGATGATTGAAGTAATAGGAGATTTTTAAAATATGCAAAAATTCAGACAAGCAGACGAAGGCTTCAAATATGTTTTTGAAGCATCCAAAGTAGACGAACAAGTATCAAGAATAAAGGAGTGGGCAGCAGTTAACCAAACAGTTGTTCCTATGGTTCGTTGGGGAGTGCAGGCAGACAAAGCTGATTGGGGATTACCTGAAGGTATGCCTGAGCTAACAAAATTAGAGGAAGATATACCAGGTGGTTTGGCTCCTACTACTATTCTAATGGAGTGGCGTAGAGTGAAAATGTTTACAGATCCTACAGCAAATGTTAAGAACTTACCTAAATGGAAACAAGAACAAACTTGGTTACAAGTATTAGAAGGCGTTCATCCTAAAGAGGCAGAGATTCTAACAGCTGTAAAAGATGGGACATTACTCAATCTATATCCTAAATTAGAAAAACTAATGAAACCACTAGGCATTGATAATTATGTAAAACCTAAGAAAACTAGAAAAAAGAAAGAAGAGAAGGTAGATACAAGCAATGTCGATTTTACAAAAGCCTCCGAAGAAGTTTAGAGGGCATTTTTCATATGGTGAAGAGCAAGCTGTTTCGAAGCTAGCACAATATTTACCACACAAGTTATCAATATTAGAGATAGGCACCTACTTCGGTAAAGGTGTCTATCACACTCTTAGCCATCTACAAGACAGAGATATAGAACTTAGTCTTATTAATAAGGACTTTGGTATTACAGAAGAACACATCTTAGCTAATGCACCTGAGTCTATGAAACCTCATATATTGTCAGGTCCTAATGGAACAGTCAATGTTAAATTTATGTATGGTGATTTTGGATTTATGCCAGAGCCTAGTGAAGAAGAAAAAGCATCTGTGTCTGATTATGTAGCAACCAAAGAAGAAATACACGATATTCTCAGAAGTTTATTTACTATTGATTTCTTCTATCAGGATAACCGAGGTCCTGTAGTTTACTCAAACGATACTAATTTAATCCTTTATCATTTGCACACTGATTGGAGCAAATATATACAAGAATCTATAGATTTAGCAAGGAAAAAGAGCTGTTTCTTCACATTTAGACACGGTTTGGATAATCTATTACATTATTGTAACGAAGAGGAATTGGAGCTAATAGAAACACTCTATGAAGATGAGTGGAGTAATTATTGTTTAGTCAAATTCAGGTAAAGGTTCACGATATTTGTCATAATATCTACCTAACTGATATCCTTCTGGGATAGGAGCAGACCAAGGTATTCTTGTAGATTTATTCTCAGGGCTTACAACCCATCTCATTCTTTCCCTGTGTCTGTAGGCGATTGCCATTTTCATACGAGTCTCTGGAGTATGCCTTCTACCATACATAGGATTATTCTCTCCTATTCTTGTTCCTCGCATTGTTCTAGATATTTTTTGTTTAACCTCGTCTGGCCTAGGACCACGTGGTTTCTTTGCTGCTCGAATTATTCTTTCTCTTCCTGCTTCAGTAAGATGTGCTGTTCTCTTTCTTGTTTTATCTACAGCAATATTTAAACCCATGCTCTCTGCTATTTCTCGGAGCTTTTCTATTTGGTTCATTCTTTGTATTAGTTCTCTAGGTTTAGGAACATCTTGGACGTGCTTATCTCCAACTAGATACAATTCATTCTTATGCTGAAATAAAAAGAATATATCTGAATGTCTTGGCATTATACTAACTCTCTTGCTAGTAGAGTAGACATATATTTCTTCTTCTCTACAATATTTCTGTAATAAGGTGTTCCGTCAGCAGTCTTCTCTCCACGTTTTACCCTTATTTGTAATAACTCTTGCTTCTTATTATCTGTATCTTTGATATAAAACATCATTATAGGCAAGTTCTCAGCACCTTTTTCTTTTGCTTGTGAGTATTTTACTTCTACTTCAATATCAGCACCTTTTAGTGCCTCATCTATTTTATCAAAGTTGTATATAACCACATCACCTGCAGTAGTAAGTTGTATTAGCTCTACAAACTCTTCTCCTCTTGTAGCATGATATTGTATGGCTTTACCGAATATTTTATGCACGTGATCTTTCTTCATTTGCTCTTGAACTATCGGAGCTATCTTTTCATACATTGTTCTAATAGCTACAGCAGCATCCTTATGGTGATATTTTGTTCCTTTTAAATTGTCAAATTCTTTCTTAGTTAGTGGTAATTTATCTATATCAAAAAACTGTTTCCATAGTTTTTCTTGTATTTCATGCTTTGTTCCACCTAACTGCCCAAACTGTTTAACATCACCTGCCTTCAAAGATATATTAATATTAACAGGCAACGCATTGCCGTCGTGGTCGTTAATTTTTAATCTAATATCTACTTTAGTTCCTGTTTGATCGCTTTCTCCGTCAGCTAATACAGATATCTCATTATATAGATTGTTCTCATAAACTAATTGTGCCCAATTTTTAACGGTTAATGAGTTAGCATAAGCACAGGATGCTCTAAATAAATTAGCAAACTGAGGCCAATATTCACTCTTTTTCATTGCATCGTAATTATTCTTAGATAAACCATAGATAAAATGCACATCGTCTTTTATATCTACATCCTTGTTAGGACTTTGAAAATCTACTTGTCCTATATTTTTGTTAGCAGGTAGTTTAGTAACAAAGTCTTTTATTTGCTGTTCTGTAACAGGTCTAGCTCTGTCCTTATTTGTAAAACGTAAGCATATAGCAGAGGCAAATATACCTTCAGCAACATTTCCTTTGTTAAATACAGCCCCGTCTTTATAATCATCGTCCTTCTCCAAATCACCAAATGCGTATCCCTCCTCATCTTCATCAGAAATATATACTCGATATTTGGTGTTAGTTATTAATGCGTTATAAAAGTCTCTTAGAGTAGTTCTGTTTCCTTTCTTCATATCGAAAGTCTTATTACCTATTTCTGCTCTTGTGATTATGATTGGACCTTTTCCTGGCTTTTTCGTTTGATCAAGTGAATGGCTCTCTCCTTTTTTACATTTTTCTAAAAAGACAGCAGGACGAACCTCGTCATATTTCAGCATGTTTGCTCTACTTAAATTTGCCATATAATTCTTCCTCTAAATTGTAAGCTTCACGTTCCCATGGTGTCTGCCTGTAAGGCAATTTATACTCCTTTCTCTGCCATGTATTCAAGTCTGGATCTAATTGTCCTGTTATGTATTGTTTGGCATGAACAAGTTCGTGTGCTAAGTTTAACATCATCTCGTCTAGATTATACAATCTTTTTATCTCAATGTAAACCTCATCCTTGTCACCGTAACAGCATGCTAACCAATCTGTATCATCAATATTTTTGACAATATCAATGATAACATCCACTTCCCTACGGATTCTGGGCATTAGATGTTTTAAAATATTGTGGGAATATTCTAGGACTTTTTGTTTATTTTTGATACGTCCATTAATTAATACGTTTATCATGATGTCGTTCTTTTATCTTCTTCATCTTCTTCTTTTGGCGATGAAGCATAGCATAATACTGTTCTTCTACCTTCCTCCTAATTGCCTTTGTTACTGAACGTCTTTCTCTTGCGCCTTCGCTTTTTAAAATACGTTCCCCTCGTGTTAAATCCTTAATCTCTTCCATAATAGCCTCCTTAAGCATTATACCGTTTTGGTTACAGTAGCAATTCAAAGATATAAATAAACTTGAATTACATAATTATTTATACAAACAAGGAGAAAATTATGGAAGTCGGTTTTATTATAGCTATAGTCGTTCTTGCAGTTGTTATTTCTGTAGCACAACGCAAAAGCGATAAACCAAGTGTGAGCAAGCCAACACCGCCTAAAAGCACTGTTAAGCCTGCCCCTAAACCAAAAACTACAGAAACACCCATAGCAGACAGAGGTGGATTCAATGGTTTAAATAAGTCAGCATTGTCTAGAATGACAAAATCTAGCTTAGAAAACTATGCTAAAGGACGTTTCGGCGTAGATTTAGATAGACGTTTGACAAAAGACAAACTCATCGCAGAAATCCTAAAGCTTGAAAAGAAAAAAGATAACGGTTAATTCTTTTATCTAAATTGCTTGACTTTTTCAAGTTAGAGTGTATAATCATTACATAACTTGGAGAAATATATGAACAAACTATACGAGCAATTACAAGACTGTGCAGAGAATAATGATTTATTCTTACAGCCAGTCAACACTATGACATTCGATGTTGTAGAAAAGTTAATTCAAAAGGCGATAGAACTAAATGTAAAGTTTTATCGCTCTTTTGTTGATGACAAAGACAGAGTTTTACTAGCCTTATATTTTGGCAACAGCACAGTAGAACTATCAGAAAGGTTAGGTAGATAATATGGATATACCTAATTCAGACACCGTCCATACATTCACATTAGATAATATATCATTCGGAGATCTCTCAAAAGAAGAGGTATATGAGTGTATGAAAGATGGCAGACTAGCATCACATTTCTTAGAAAGACAATTAACAAAATGGTTCCCAGCATTGACAAGAGTTGACCAAAAGGGACACGACCACGTAGACACAGATGGAATATTATACGACCAAAAGTGTTTCACTAGAAGAGGCTTAGGTTTTGCACCTAGCCACATGGGTGGTAAAGGTAGAGTATTTGTTCAAGAAGAAGCACATGAGCATGCTAAGGATTTAATTTACATTGCTTGTGATATTAATGAAATGCCAGTCGTTAGAGTTAGGTTTTTAAAAGGTTCAGAATTAATTAAGCAGTATCCAAAGTGCAAAATACCAGCAAAAGATAGAGCTGAGATATTTCAATTAGATGCTTGACTTTAGGAGCAAAAGATAGTAGAATACGCAGTATGAAGTATAAAAATAACATAATATTTACTGACTGTGATGGCGTGTGCTTAGACTGGGAGTTTGGTTTTCGCACATGGATGCAACTACACGGACACAAACTTGTGAATAAAGATGTATATGCAGTGGCTGAGCAGTTCGGATTAGATAAAAACGCAGCTAAAGCTATTGTTAGAACTTTTAACGAAAGTGCAGCAGTTGGCTTTTTACCGCCCCTAAGGGACGCGCAATATTATATTAAGAAACTAGCAGAGAAACATCAGTATAAATTTATTGCTGTTACTTCGCTAAGTCTAGATCCTTTTGCACAACAGCTAAGAAAACAAAATTTAGACAAACTATTTGGCAATGACACTTTTATAGATGTCATTTGTTTAGACTGTGGTGCAGATAAAGATGATATTCTAGCACATTTAGCAGACAAATACGGTAAAGGACATTGGTGGGTAGAAGATAAGCCCGAAAATGTAGATGCTGGTATTAATGTAGGTTTTAAAGGAATTCTTATGGAGCACGGACATAATCTAGATTACTCAGGTGATGCCAAGATTGCTAAGAATTGGAAAAACATTTGTTATGATATTATCAAGGAGGATGGCACAGCATGACACAATATGATGATAAGGTAGAAAGACAAAGACTTCTGTTACTTGCAGAAGACTGGGCGAAAACTATAAAAGGTATTCATGCTCATAGTTTAAGTTCTATGTGGTATGACACAAGACCACAAGACACCGCAGATGGTAGAAGTGTAGTAGATACAGAATATTACAGTGGTCTCATAAAAAGAGAAACACATGATGGCTATGAAGTTTACTTTGGTAAAGAACTTCAAGGTGATGAACTTATAGATGCATATCTAAGAGTCAATAGTCCTTCTGAAACACAAAAGGTATTATATGGATGAGCCTAATATTCAAATAGGAACTAGATATATGCTAGAGCCTAGCTCTAAGAAATCTATTTTAGAAGAGGAAGTCTGGGTTGATGAACAAGGCAGACGTCTATGTATTTCAGAAGTATGGCGTTGGGGAGAATGGTATGTGATTCCTCAGAATGAAGATGAAGTAGAGTGGCTAGTTCAAGCAACAAAAGAAGAGGATACAGATTTTGATCCTTATATGTTCGAAGAGTCAGAGTTTGGCTCTACTTGGGACGGTTGTGCAAGTGATTTGCATTTCATAGACAACGATGATTATACCTGGACTGAAGAAGAAAAGGAAAGGATTGATAATGAGTTTTGGGAAGATAGATGGGAGTGGTTAGAAAACAATGGCTTTGACTCAGATGGCTGTGAATATACCATTCACTCTACTATTAATTTAACGCAAATGGATGAGGGATATAGACCATGAATCAAGTAGATATGTTGGTAGAACAAATCTGTAGAATGACAGATGAGGAAATAAATATACTTGCACAAGAGGCGGTTCGTAAAAGAATTGCTACACAATTAGAACACGCTTTGCACGTAGCACAGATAGAGGATTTTAACGAAGATGGCAGTTAGATTTGTATTTCCAGATTATGGAGTCCTACATTTAATCGAGCACGATCAAACGGAAGATGATTTGCATTTTGCATCGTCAGACCCAGAAGCTATTGCTGATTTTCTCGTAGAAGTAGGTATCGACACAGATATTATTCTACATTCTGATATGAGCAAAGGCACCGAAAAAGGATTTATGACAGACACAGGTCCTATTGACTTGTTGAATTCTGCCATGAGACTTGTAACCCCCGAAGGAGAGGAATATAAAGATTATGAAGCACCGAAGTGAAATAGATAACGATAACTTTTGGTATGAAGCTACAGAAAGCTTTGATACTGAGACTGAAAGAACAGAACGTCAAACGTTTCTAACCAAGTATTTCAAAGACAAAGGATATAGCGTAGAGTTTTCATTGACACTACCATTTACCACTGAATTCTATCCTTTGACTTACAAAATTACATAAATATTACTTTAGAGAGGAAACTATGGAATATTTCTATCTAATCTTAATCGTTTGCATTGCAGGATGTGGTTACACTTCATACAAAGCAGGCGTGCGAGAAGGAGCAACTAGAATGCTTGAAGCATTGGAAAGTCATAGTAAGAACCCAAATGGCATTGTCCGTATCAAATTTGATGGAGATAAAGTCGAGTTCTTATAATGCTAAGACTTGTTGAACCGAAGAAGAATGAACCTCATGAGGGGGTTTATTTGCCTTATGGTAGAGTCCCAAACTTTATCGAGGCAGATAACTTCACGGTTTATATGCAAGCTCCGATAGGCGTGACTGAGATTTCAAACTATCTCACGGAACAGAAAATACACCATGTCACAGGTTATATGAGACCTCTGATGTGGAAAAATGTTACCATGAAATACAGCGGGTCTCATTATCACATTCATATTTTAAGGCATCCAACCGATAGACATATTCATTCCTCAATGATACACAAAAGCTATAGTTTAGAAGTCTATGCTAAAAGAGTAGCAGATTTCTACCGTTTTTATCTACATCCTTATTTGGAGTTGATTGAAGGTGGAGATTTCTACTATATAGAATATAATAAACTTTCAGATTATATTCATCGTGCAAATGATGATGGAGGGGACGGCGGCGTCCTTTTCGATTTACAGCATGAAATTGATGCCTGGCAGTCAATAAAGAACAATAGAACTGAATTGACTGTTGAAAACTTCAATAGAATAATCAGGAGAGATATATGATATCACAAAGATTAGAAGGTTTAGATCGCGGAATCAAATGGTTACAAAACGAACTAGACTTAGATGACATGACGATATACCTAATGTGTTTCACAAAAGGTGTAGTGATGATGACATTTTTAGTATGGTTATTTTAATCAATAGGAGGAAGCAATGGACTTTTTAAAGAAAGTTAAGGACTGGCACATGGTGAGAAATCATCAAATCGCAATAGGCGAAGGTGTTATTTTAGTT